GTCCCCTTCACCAAAGAAAAGGCCGGATACAAAAAGGGCCGGGCTGCCATCTTGGCGGTGCCCAGCTCCACATATGCCCCGTGGGAACTTCCTGCGGATACACTGCCCGAAAGGCCGCCGCTTTCCGCAGCAATGCTTCCCCGGAGCGTGCCGCTCTCCACAGGGCACAGGCTCTGAGATAAAGCCTGTACCTCGGCCACAGCTTCGCTTACGCCGCCTTCTGCTGCCGTAAGGATTGCTGTCCTGATTGCGTCAAAAACCATTCTCTTCCTCCCCGATGCGCTTCAGCACCGCCCTTTGATGGTTGCTCCATCTTTCCACCGGCTCAGCAACCTGAAAGTCGCATACACCGTCCGTTCTCTCCACGCACAGTCCGTAGCCTTCCTTCAGTTCAGTCTTGCTGTCTGTCAGCATCAGTCTTGCTTCGCTCTTCTCCTCGCCGTAGAGCTTCTGCTTCATTTCTGCGCTCACGGGCTGAATTGCCGCCATCAGTGTCCACCCTTCCTTCTCAAAAAGAGGCACCACACCGCTGACGATCCTTTCCTCCACCGGTTTTTTCACCGTCACCTTTCTTTTTCCGGCGATGCGTACACCCATCGTCTCACACCACCTTCGCCACACGGAACCGGTTCAGCGCCCTGCGCAGGTCTTCTGGCAGACCCTCCACCGCAATGGAAATGCCTCCCTCAGCATGGCTGATTTCGCCTTCCATGCCTCTTCGGTTGTAGAGAATACATGCCAGTTCCAAAGCGATTCCGCTCAATACTTCCGGCACCTCTTCCCTTCCCGTATAGGCAAGAATGTAGTTTTCCGCATCCTCCAGCAGTTCCGAAAGCAGCTCATCCTCCCCCGCAGCCTTGTCAAGCCTGTGGCGTAATCTATCCAGTTGAGCCATTTTCATCACTCCCGTCAAGCCTTGTGATGCACATAGATACCGGCAGTCTTGTTTTCGTACACCTGGGCAATGCCCACCTGACGGTAGCCGAATTTCCATGCATCAGCGTCGGGATTCTGCTCGGGCGTTACCACCTTGGGGGCTACATGCTTGGAGAACTGGATCACTGCGCCCTTCTCCACCACCATAAAGTTGATCTCACTGCCGTCTTCGGCCTTCTCAAAACCGCCTGCCGCCTCGTCTCCGGTGCCGCTCTTGAGCTTCACGCCGGTGTAGAATCGGCTCTGGGGCACCGTCACAATCTGACTGAAACCCCGCAGCACCTCACGGCTCTTCACCGTGTCCAGATCCTCCACCTTGCCCAGCAGCGTGGGAGTGATAAACAGAATGCGTTCCTCTGCATTCACTTCATTTTCGTCCATCTCGTTCACAGCCTCACGGAGGGCAGCCACCACCGCTGCGCCATCCTCAAGTGTACCCTCGCCTTCGCCCACGTCAGCACAGCCGGCATACTGTGCAAAACGGAATGCATCCAGCTCAGGTGCCACCTTTGTGCGGATGAATTCACCTGCCAGCAGGCCAAAAGCCACGCCTGCGGTTTCCGCATTGTCCATGTTATCCACCACAAACATGCGGCCACGGTCAAAGTTGCATACCACCGTCTCGTTCACAAGGCTCACCTCGCCGCCCACATAACCGCTGTTGCGGCTGTAATCAGCCAGGCCGTCCATGTTCATCTTGGGGATCACCAGTTCGTTGGCATTTGCGCCAGCATGTACCAGTTCCGGATTGCCGTCCAGCACGGAGGTCTTGCACACCCCCTTGTACACCTCGTCCAGCATCGGTACAAATTCAGTAAACAGAGCAATATTGTTAGCCATTATTCTTCATCCTTTCCTTTCATTTCAGTCCCAGTGCAGCCCGCATCTGGCTCATGTAGCTCCTGCCCTCTCCGCTTTTTGGCGGCGTTCCCTGCAGTTTAAGCTCCACAGCCTTCTTTACTTCTTCTTTGAAGGCCTTCTCCAGTTCATCCATGCTCCTATCAAGGCTTTCTCCGTCGGTGTAATTCAAGCAGCACTCCAGCCCGCCGGGCAGTCCCCTTCCGCTGAGAGAAATGCGTGCGGCTTCCCTGCGTTCCCGCATTTCCACCGCCAATTCCCTCTCCCGCATGCTCCGTTCCTGCTCTGCGGCTCTTTCTTCCGCCTTTCTCACCAGCAATTCTGCATCGCCGTGCTCTTTTTCCCAGCCCAGTCTCGCCTTGTTCAGTGCCTGGCTGATCTTTTTGTCAAACTGGCTCTGCAGCGCCACGTTTTCCCTCAAAAGATCGTCCAGTTCATGGTTTTCCTGTTTTTCAGCCTCTCTGATGTTCTTTTCCTCCATGGTTCCTCCTTGCCCGCACCGTTCCTGCCGGTGCGTTCCTTAATATATAAAAAAAGCCCTGTACATCAGGCTTCTTTTATCTTCTGTTCACTTTCCAAAAGCTTCATGGCCTCCTCCACATCTTCAACGAAGGGAATCTGCCCCAAAAGCAGCTTCCTGGGTGCCATGTTTTCATATTCCCGAAGGGTCTGCGCCATTTCCAGCCGATTTACCGGCAGGCTTCTGGAAAACTGTATCCCAATCTCCTCCGCCTCGGGCAACTCAAATCCCTTCAGCCTCAGAAAACTGACCATGCATCTCAGCCTCCACAACAATCCTTCCCGGAACCATCGTTCCTTGGTACGGGTCAGCTGTTCCAGACCAAAAAGCTTGTATTCCATCGCCACGCCGCTCACATTTCCTGCAAAGGCCTCGTCCGTCAGGTCAGGCACAAAACTCAGCTTGTGAATGTCCGCTTTCAGTCCGTTTTTCAGCACCTCGGTATCGCTTTCAGAAAGTTGCTTTGTCAGATATTCCACCTTTGCGTCCGAGGCGGGCATTTCCAGCGTCCGTGTTTCTTTCAGCCTCTGCTGAACCGTCCTGCCCTCCGCATCCTCTTCTACCGTAGCCCCGTAGATCACCATCAGCGCATCGGTAAATTGCTGCTTGTCGTTGATGCGGTCGCTCTGCAGAATATCATAGGCGTCAATGAGGTTCATCACCCCTTCAAAATCGCCACGCTCCCGCTGATTGTTCCAGAATTCCGTCATGGGAACATATCCGAAAAAATGCCTTTCCCGGCTCACTTCCCAGGGAATCTCCCGACCTTTCCGCTCCAGGTGAATCATCCATCTGTCGGTCATCACTGTAATTTTCTGCCCCTTCTTCTGGTACCGCTGATCCATCCTGTCGCAGATCAGCACACCGAATACCGGCGCATGTTCCACCGTGTTGTCGTATACAACAAATGCATTTCTCGGATTCGCCTGACAAAGCCTGGGCATGGCTTCCCTGTCCGCATAGTACAGCTCCACGCCCTTTCCGTAGATAGCGGCATCCGTAGCCAGCTCGCTGTCCACGCTGGAGCTCATGCTTTTCTTCAAAGCCTCTCTCAGCACATCAAACCCTTCATCGGCTTCACCGGCAGAATACTGTACCGGTTCCCCTGCCAGATAGCCGCTGGTCATGGCCACGATATACCCGGGCAAATCATGCCAAAGCCGATGATTCGGTGCACCGCCACCCCGCCATCTCTCGCATATGGCGTGTTCACCGTTATAAAAGCGGCGCAGTTTTTCCAGCCTTGCACTTTCGCCTTCAAACTGTTTCATTACCTCTTCCACCAGTTCCGGCGACGGCTCGCCGTCTGCGAGCCATTCCCGGTCAACAATAATCATTGAATCCCTCCTGTTCTTAGTTTCACCACCCGCTGGGCGATCAGAGGTTCCAGGGCATATCTCACCGCATCGATGGTGTGATTGTTTCTGTCCGGACATTCGGCGATGAATCTGCCATTCTGATCCCGGGCGTACTCATAGCAGGAAAACTCCCTTGCCGTTTCCGGGCAAGCCTTCTGGTCTATGATGATCTCCTCTGCCTCCTGCAGCCAGCGAATACCGTGTTCCACACTGCCCGGACCTTTCTTCACGCCGACGGCATTCACCCCCAGCCCTCTCAGCTCGCAGATTTCCCTGGGCGATGCGCTGTCGCACCTTATCACCTTTCCAGGGGACATTTCCCGGCATTTTTCAGCCAGCTGGCTGATTTTTTCCCGCACCCTCACATGTTCGCCAAGCACATACAACGTCCGCCTTTTCCGGTCAAAAGCACAAATCACCAGCGCATCCGGGTCGCTGGCAAAACCGAAGTCCAGCCCAGCATACCAGTTGCCGACAAGCTCCTTTTCCTCCTTTTTCAGCGTCCGGACCGATACATTTTCAAAAACCTGTCCGCCTGTACCCACAGCCTCGCCCAGGTACATGTGCCGATAAGCCCTTTCGTCTCTCTTCCTCAGCCTTTCTGCGTTGCGAATAAAGGTCTCCCCCAGCCATTCCTGAGGCATCTGCCTGTAATCGCTCTGATGAACCCGCCGCCCCTCTTCCTGCACAAGGGCCTCCCTGTTCACCCAGTTATCTGCGCTGACGGGCGGATTGTAGCTGAGTATGGTCAGTCCCTTTCCGCCACGGAGAATGCTGGCCTGAATGGTTCGTATTTCTTCCATTCCGTGGAATGCGCTGGCCTCTTCAAACCAGAGTGCTGCAAAGTATCCGCTTGACAATTTAACACCCTTGCTTTTTTCCGGGTCGTCTGCCCCCTTGAAGAGTATCTTCTGCCCTGTAGGCCTGTAGATCATCTGCATAGGGTTCAGCTGAACCTGAAAATACTTCTCCAGCTTCAATTGCTGCACGGCCCATTGCATCTGGGCCAGAACGCTTTCCCTCAGTGTTTCCGCCACCTTGCGGTATATCACTGCATTGGCTTCCCTGTCCCGGATCAGTAAGCACAGCAAAAGGATGCTTACAAAGCTGCTTTTGCCGCTTCCTCTTCCTCCCTTGAGCCAAAACTCTCCGTATGCCCCTTCATACATCTCCCAGAATAGCGAATGAAAAGCCGGCGGTATTTTATCCTTGATCCCGATTTCCATTCTTTTCCTCCTTGGGCACATTCACCACAATCCGGGGTGTTTCCGCTTCCTGCCATCCTTTGTCGCCAAACAGCCCATACTGCTTGCCAAGCAGTTCTGCC